TAACGAGATTACGAGGAGCTATTCTTCCAAAGAGTGGACGGAGGAGGTGGAATGATATACGTCGTCGTCGACGCGAAAAGTGGCCGGCAAATCCCGATCACTAAGACCGGGGTTGTGTATCACGACTACAACATCGCGATGCACTGGCAGCCGGCAACATATTGGGGCGGCGGCGAGACCGAAGACGAAGCACTCGAACATGCAAGAATGTATTGCAAGGAAGAATCGAAATGAAAACATGGACAATCATAAACGAAGATTGCATCACCGGCATGTCAGAATTGCCAGAGAACTCCTTTGACTTTTCGGTATTTAGCCCACCATTCCCGAGCCTCTACGCATACACCAACGAAGCGTGCGACATCGGGAACAGTGAAGGATTGCAACGAGAAGGAAAGTTGCATCTATCATTTTTCTACCGACAACTGGCGCGAGTAATCAAACCAGGTCGGGCCATCTGCGTCCACGTCATGCAGATACCACGCCTGAAACGATCCGGTGAAGTTGGTCTTCACGACTTCCGCGGGCTCAACATAAAGATCGGCGAGCGGGCCGGCCTCGTCTACGAGTACGATTGGGCAATTCGCAAGAACCCACAATCACAAGCGATTCGCACGAGATCGCGGGAACTACAATTTAACGGGCTCGAATCCGACCGGGCAAAACAACGGGGAACGCTGCTCGACTACATCATTAAGTTCCGCGTACCGGGTGACAACGCTAAGGCAATCAATGCCAATGGGCAAGTGTCACGCAACCAATGGATCGATTGGGCCGAGGGATGCTGGACTGACATCAAAGAAACCGACACCCTCAACACAAAAGAGGCCAAGGGCACCGACGACACGAAGCATATATGTCCGCTGCAACTCGGTATTATCCGTCGGTTGATTAAGCTGTTCAGCGATCCCGATGAGGTGGTGTTCTCACCATTCACCGGCATCGGATCGGAAGGGTACGAAGCACTTCGACTCGGCCGGAAGTTCTACGGTTTTGAGATAAAACCAGAGTATTTTGAAACGGCCAAGCGGAACATGACAAAGGCCATCGCATCGAATGAGGAAACAATGGCTCTTTTTGCGGGGGTGGAATCATGCAAGTAATCCTTCGCACTGATTCGCTGGACGATTATCGATTGTTCCTCAAGATCAAATCATTACCAGCATATTCGATCACCGGCCACAGTGCGACCTTCCCCGACGAGTACGCTGAGCGAATCGGGATTAAATCACCGGAAGTTCGCAGCGGTTCACCATGGCAACCATCTGATTGGCTGTTCGACTACCAGAAAGCCATCGTCGACATCGCAATCGCGAAACGGAAGTATGCAATCTTCGCTGATTGTGGGCTCGGCAAAACGCCGATGCTTCTCGAATTCGCACAGGCCGCGAATCAAGACAAACCAACGAAACAAACGCTGATTGTTTCACCGCTGATGGTTATGAGTCAAACGGTTGCTGAGTGCCAGAAGTTCTACGGATGGCAGCCGCATGTCATCAAATCGAAAGACCTGAATGCATGGCTCACTGGCTCGGGTGAAATCGGCATCGTGAACTACGACGCACTCAACGACGACACGCGGGCTGGCAACCTCGGGGCACTGATCCTTGATGAATCGTCAATGCTAAAATCGCATTACGGAAAATGGGGTCAAACCATATTGCGAATTGGAGCAGGGCTGAATTGGAAGCTATGTTGCTCGGGGACGCCAGCCCCAAACGATCGGATTGAGTACGCAAATCACGCTGTATTCCTCGATCACTTCCAAAATGTCAATGCGTTCCTAGCGACGTACTTTGTGAACAAAGGCCAGACGCAAGAACGCTGGGCATTGAAGCCGCACGCACTGGCTCCATTCTATCGAGCGTTGTCACATTGGGCTTTCTTCCTAACGAACCCAGCAACCTACGGATGGGATGACAACGCAACGACACTTCCACCGATCAACGTACACATCCACGACGTAGACCTGACCTCGGAACAAAAGGAAATCATCGGGTTGGAATCGGGTGAACTGTTTGCAACCAAAATGGGTGGAATTACTTCTCGATCCGTCATGGGGCAGATTGCGAAAGGCAATTATCGCGGGAAGAATATTCACTCAAAGAAGCCAGGATTCATCCGCGAGTTGTGTGAATCATGGACGGACGAATCAACGCTCATCTGGTGCATATACAACAGGGAGCAAGAATCTCTAGAAAGGGAAATGTCATACGCTGCAAGTATCACGGGTGCAACACATATCGCAAAGCGACAAGAACTCATTGATGCGTTTAAGGCCGGCGAAATCAAAACACTAATCAGCAAGCCAAAGATATTAGGATTCGGGCTCAATCTCCAAGTCGCAACGCGGCAGGTATTCAGCGGACTACAAGACAGTTACGAGTCGTATTATCAGGCAGTGAAACGGTCGAATCGGATTGGATCCACTCGGCCGCTCAACGTCCATATCCCGATCACGGATGTTGAGTATCCGATGGTCGAAACCGTACTACGAAAAGCCAAAATGGTACAGCAAGATACGGAAATGCAGGAACGGCTATTCAAGAAAGCCATCGCATGAATCCTGAAACGTTTTATCGAGACATCCAGCATTGTAAGGGACTCGTATGTCCCGTAGCTGAAATGGGAGAACCAATTGTAATGAGTCGAGCATTTCATGAGGCGTTTTATTCATCGACGTCGGCCTTCGCCAGACGATGCGGCGAAGATCATCGAACGAGCAAGCTAACCACAAAAGCCGTCCTCAAGATACGCGAACTGTACGACGCCGGAGGGCGTGGTTCCGATCACGCTGATGACTTTTCTATTCATCCGACAACATTCAATCGCATCGGACTTCGGAACTCATGGCGACACCTACCATAAACGAATACGAAGAGCAGCGGGCCTACCATATGTCAGCTCACGTCCTGATCCAATTACATCGAGGGAAGACCGTGGCCGAAGCGATGGAACGATCGCCAGACACCGGGGTATTCGCGATCGGCCGTGCAGCTCACACTATCATCCTCGAGCCGGATCAATTCGGGTTGCGGTATTGCATCGGCGGGCCGGTCAATCCGAAGACCGGGAAATGCTATCAGGCGTCGTCAAAGAAGTTCCGGGACTGGTCGGCCAAAGAGGAACTCGAAGGAATCACAAGCGATGACGCATCGATGCTACTGTGTATGCGAGACGCGATCGAATCGCATACGGCCGCCAGTCAACTGCTGGCTCGCGGCGTTGCTGAACAAACGATCCGCTGCGAGTACATGGGATTCCCGTCACAGTCGAGGCTCGACTGGGTTTGTCAGCACGGCATCGTTGACATAAAAACGACAATCGATATCGTCGGATTCCCTTACGATATCGAAAAGTACGGATACCACTATCAGGCCGCATATTATCAGGCCGTTATCGGCATCAACGATTGGCTGCCTTACTACCTAATCGCGGTTCAGAAATCATCACCATCGCAGTGTCTCGTCATTCGGCTTAATCAACACAAGCTAGATGAGGCTCGCCGGGACAATGAAACGAAGTTGGAAAGTGTACGTTCAGAGTTTTTTGATTACTTGAAAGGAAAAAAGTCATGTCAGAAATTGGAACAATCATCGACAGCTTAGATGAGTCAACGCCTGCCATCCCGGACTCACCTACCCCGGCGCCGAACATCGGCAGCATCGCCACGTTGATCTTGGGCGAGTCGGGCAGTGGCAAAACAACGTCGCTTCGGAACCTCGACCCGAGGACAACGCTGCTCATTCAGCCGATCCGAAAGCCGCTGCCATTCCGCGGCACCTGGCCGCCGATAAAGCACGGGGCCGGCTCGGTCTTGGTGACGGACGATGCGATCCGAATTGAGGCAGCGATCGAACACGCTCACGAGATCGGAAAGACAATCGTTGTCGTCGATGATTTTCAATACATAATGGCCAACGAATTCATGCGACGGGCTCGCGAGAAAGGATTCGATAAGTTCTCAGAAATAGGGCAAAACGGATGGACCGTAATGAGAGCGGCATCAAACGCCGCATCGTCCGTTCGCGTCTATGTTATGGCTCACGTCGTCATGATCGATGGCACGTTGAAAGCGAAGACAGTCGGCAAAATGATCGACGAAAAGGTCGTCGTCGAAGGGATGTTTACCGTCGTGTTGCGAACTCTTTGCAGCGAAGGAAATCATTACTTCGCTACCCGCAACAGCGGGGCTGACACCGTCAAGGCACCGATCGGAATGTTTGAAAACGACCTGATCGATAACGACCTGGCCGTGGTCGACAAAACAATATGTGAGTATTATCGGGTGTGAATTGTTGTTTGTTCTTTGAAAGGAAAATGAAATGGTCATTCTAAATTTCGACGCGACGCAAGTGGAACCGGACGCCCCGCGCGATGCGATTCCGGCAGGGCGCTACGATTGTATCATCACGAAATCGGTGATGAAGGAAACGAGCCGAGGTGATGGCGAGATGCTCGAATTGCAGCTCAAGGTCATTCGCGGGGCCTATCAAAACTGGATGCTGTTCGATCGGCTCAATCTAAAAAATCCAAATGAGCAGGCCGTTGATATCGCACAGCGGACGCTATCAGCGATCTGCC